GGCGCCGGCGACGCCAACGGCGGCAACCTTGGGCGTGGGCTTTGCTGTGGTGTCAAGCGCCATGGCTTATGACCTCCATAATGGTTGTTCCTGCATGGTTCAGTGCCCTGGCAACGGCCAGCAGCAAGGTGACGGCAGCCAGCGCCAGCACGGCAAGCACGGTGAGCGCAGCTGTGTGGCGCCGGCAGCGTCTAGTCATGACAGCAGCACTCGTGCACGGGCTGCGCTGCCAGCTCGGCCGGCGGTACGGGCGCCGGCTGGCCGGTGGCGTGCCAAATCTCCACGCCGTTGATCTCGGCAATCAGGTTTTCAATCTGCGCCTCGTAGCGGCCGGGGCAAGCCGTGTTCTGCCAGTTCTTGTGCACGTAGATTTCAAGGCTGCCGTAATGGCGTTCTAGGAAGCGCAGCAAGCTGCCCAGCGTTTCAAGGTCGCCAACGGTCATTTCCGGCCGGCACTCAATGCCAATGGTCTTGGCGTTGCCTAGCGGGTGTCCACTGTGCCACGAGCTATCAAAGCTGTTGACGATGCAATAGACGTAGTCCTCCTGCACAACAAAGTGCGCGCTGTTGGTCCTGGCGTTGGCTGACGCAAGGTAGCGGGCAACGTCGTGGATGTTCTGGCCGTCCTCACCCCAATGGTGAATTGTGGCGCCCGTCTTGGTGCCGTCGTAACCAAAGACGGCCGGCACGTCAGCAAGCGCGGTGTAGTTGACGGCGTTAAGTGACTCGTCAATGACGATGCCGTTGTCAAGGGTTGTCATGGTGCTATCTCCTCTGTTGTGGGTTCAAACTCAAAGCGCAGCCGGCCGGCGTAGCCGTTGCTCCAATCGGGCTGGGCTGCCAGCAGCTCGGCGTGGACGTGGGGCACGCTGCCGGCGGTGCCGGTGTCGCCGCTGTAACCAACGAGCTGGCCGGCCTCGACGCTGTCACCTGGCTGCACGGCAACCTTGGACAGATGGGCCAATCCGCTGATGGTGTCGCCGTGGTGCACGAGCACGGCAATGCCGGCGTGGTGGGTCAGCCATGGGTGGTCATGTGACCAGCCGGCGTGCAAGACGGTGCCGGCTGCCATGGCGTAAACGGGCGTGCCGACGTCGGCCGTTATGTCTATGCCGTTGTGTCCCAGCTGCCCAAGCCGGCGGTACAGCGAACGGTTGGCGCCGAACCCTTGGAGCTGCTTGCCGGCAACGGGCCGGCGCAGCGTCAGCGCCGTCATGCCACGAGTCCTTTGTCCTCGATGATTAGCTGGTTTGGGTTGCTTGCGTTGGCGGTGATGTAGATATTGCCGTTGTTGCCTACCACGCGCTGCACCCAAGCCTTGACCTGCTGCACGCCGGCTTGGGCAGCCGTCGGGAAGAAATACGCCTCTAGAATCTTGTTGCGTCCTTCGCCTGACGCGCTTGCCCTATCGGTCAATGACTTGATTTCAGTCATGTTGGCAATGGACGTGTCAGAGTCGCCGTTGTTCGCTCGCGCCAGCCCAAACGCAAACGTGTCGCTGACAGAGTCCACGTAAAAGTTGGTATTCCACTTGATGAGATAGGCGCGGCCGGCAACAAAGCTGACGTTCTTGACGTTGGCTACAACAGTCTGCGCCGTCAAGCCGCTGGTGCTGGTGGTTGGCAACGCCTTGGCTACGACACCTTGGGGCAGCTTGGCGACGGCGGCAGCTACCTTGGCAGCCATTTGCTCGCTGTATTCTTTGATGGCGTAGACGCTGTCAGCGTCGGTCAGTTTCGGGTATGGGCCGGTCAAGTCCATGGGGCTATTCCTCCGTTGCGCTGATTGTTTGCAGCTGGGCTAGGGTGATGCCGGCAAAGTCAGCCAGCGTCAAGGTGTCAAACGGGGTGGGCATGGGCGTGCCGAACGTCTCGCCGTAGGTCAACGCCTCGGGCGCGGCGTAGTCTGCCGGCTCGACGTCCAGCTCCACGGCCGGCTGCCGGCCAAACGTGATGGTGGCTGCGCGTATGCGCTGGTACTCGCCCAGCAGCGCCGGCGCGCCCGATACATGCACGAGCTGCCCAAAGCCGGCATCTGCGCTGTAGATGCGGGCCACGTTGGGCGCCTCTGGGATCTGTGACGCCACGAGCCGCACCTTGTCAGCAAGCCGGTAATACGGCTGCCCCTGGGCGACGGCCAGCCGTTTGGCTTTGTCCTCGGCGCGGCTGCCGGCGACGTCGGCAAGGTCTGTGCTGGTGCTCCTGCCCATGGCGCCAAAGGCAATGACTGACGGCTCGTTGACGTACAGCTCGGCTGCGTCCTCGGCTGTCTGCTCCATGACGTCGGTAATGGTCCGGTACTCAAGCCGGACTTGGTTTGCCATGGTGGTGACGTCCGTTTGCAGCGGGCCGGCAATGATGCTGCCGGCCGGCAGCTCGGGCACGTTGGGGTCTGTGACAATCTCGGCTGTGCCGGCGACGTCGGCAAGCACCTGGGCATACCTGGGCAGTGACGCCGGCTGCACGGCTCGGGCCGGCGCCGTCGCGGCAATGGCAAGGTCACCTGAACTTGACAAAATGCGCTGGTAGATTTCCAGCAGGTTTTGCTTGTCAATGTCGCGGGGTGCCAGCAGCGCGAACGGGTCACGAGTACCAAAGCCAAAGCTGACGGCGCCGGCCGGCACAATCTCGTTGAGCGCAGCTGTGCGGCCGTCAACGGTGTGCTGCGGCCATGGCTGCGTGCCGACAATCAGACGGGCTGCGGTGGCAAGAATATCGCTGGCGTTGAACGTCACCCAACGGCCGGGTGGGCGCCGGCGCAGCTGGGGCAGCTCCCAGACGCCGGCCGGCAGCTGGTGCAACGTGATGCCGTCAAGGCTGCACGCTTGCTGCCACGGCTGGCCGGTGGGGTCCAGCTCGCAAGCCGCCACAAAGCGCACAGACGTGGCGCCGTATGGCGGGTACAGCGTAGAGCTGCGCAGCGGCATAAAGTCGCCGTTGTAGCTGCCGGGGGTGTAGTCCTGGTAATAGACGGGCTCGGCAAAGATAAGCCCAGCTGCGCCGAACCACTGCACGGTCATGCGGGGGTAGCCGGTGGGTGTCTGCCCCATGACGGTGAGCACGTAGCCTCTACCGTCCACGACGGGCGCGGCCGGCGTCATCATGTAGACGTTGTGCCCAAGGTCTGGGGGCACCGGGCCGTTGGCCGTCACGCGGGCGCCGCCAACGAGAAATTCCGCGGGATAGGGTACGGCCGTTTCAAGGCTGGTGCCCTGGCTGATTTCCCAGCCGTCAAGGCTTTGCATGTTGCGGGCGTTGGGGATGCCGGCAGCCAGCTGCTCGCCGGCGACGTCCTCAATGACCAAGTCCTCAACGGTGCCGTACATGATGCGCATATCCACGCCGTTGATGCCGGCGCGCAAATGCACCGGGTCTGCAAGCCTCGGGTAAAACGCTGCGTGGTGCTCGGGGATGAACACGCGGCCGGCCATTGTTCCTGGCTCGGGGTGATCTGCGCAGCTGTCGCCGCCGTAGGTCACCTGCAAGCCGCTGAACGCGGTGGGCAGCATAAACGCCGCCGTCTTGCTGGGCGTGCATGTTCCGCCGTTGATGGTCAGCGCCGGGTTGGTGATTGTCACCATGGCGTTGCTCCATTCGTCAGTGCGCCGCTGCGCCGTAGGTGCTGGCGTAGGATGCCGTCAATCTGGGCGCCCACGGCTGCCGGGTCCAGCGCGCCGTTGACGGTCACGTTGATGACGGTAGGCGCCGCTGCTTTTGGCGCGGGTGCGCTAAATAAGCTAGGCGTGCTAAATACGCTCGTTGCTCCACCAGCAAAGCCGGCCGGCGCGCCCATGCCGCCGTACATGCTGCCGGCCTCGGGCGCCGCTGCGGTGGCGCCGCCAAAGCCCAGCATCTTGCCCACGGCGCCGGCAATGCCGCTGGTCAAGCTGCGCACCCAAGACAGCGCGTTTTGAATCCAGCCAATGACGTTCTGAATGGCGCCGGTGATGCCGCTGAACGCGTTGCGCCCGATGCCGGCGACGTACTGGAACGCTCCCCCAAGGGCGCCTTGCAGCCAGCTCACGACGCTTTGCACGGCGCCCGTTATGGTGTCGATGGTGCCACGGATGCCGCCCACGACGCCGGCGACGATGCCGGCAACGTAGTTGAACCCTGAGACAAAGAAATTGCGGATACGGTCAACGACGCTGCCCACGAAAGACGCCACGCCGTTGAATACGGCTTGCGCGCCGGCCTGCCAAGCGCGGATTGCGCCGGACACGATTGCGACGGCGGCAGCCCAGACAGACTGGAAGAAATTGCCCACGGCAGCGGCGCCGGCCTGCACGGCGGCAAAGACGCCGGCAATGACGGCAGCCCAGACGGCAATGACGGTCTGGACAAACGCGACGGCGGCTGCCCACGCGTCCTGGAACCACTGCGCGACGGCAGCGACGGCGGCTTGCACCCAAGCCAGCACGGCGGCAAAGCCGGCGTTCCAGCCGGCAATGAGCGATTGCACCCAAGCCACGGCGGTTGCCCACGCGTCCTGGAACCACTGCGCGACGGCAGCCACGACGGCGCCCACGGCGGCAAAGGCTTGGTCCACAAAGTCTTTGAACCAACCTACGTTCTGGTATGCCCAGACAAGCCCAGCCACCAGCGCGGCGACGGCGACAATGACAAGCCCAATGGGGTTGGCTGCCATGACGGCGTTGAGTACCACCTGGACAGCGGCGACGGCAGCCGTGGCAGCACGCCATGCTTTCAGTGCGCCGTTGACCAGCAGAATGGCGCCGGCGACGCCGCCAATGACGCCGGCCAGCACGAGCAGCACCGTGCTGTTTTCGCTCGCCCACGTCGCCATGCCGCCGGCAGCGGTAGCAGCTGCGGCCATGGCCGGCAGAAACACGCTGCCCAGCTTGGCGCCGGCGTCCTGAATTTTGGCGTTGGCGCGCTCCTGGGCGCCGGCTGCGCTGTCAGCCTCGCGGGCAAACTGGCCGGTGGCGTCGGCTGTCTGCTTGTTCAGCAGCGCCATGGTGGCTGTCAGCGTTGCGTTTTTGTCAGCTTCGCCAGACAAGCCGGCAAGCCCAAGCTCGGCCTTTTTGGCTTGGATTGCTGCGTCATTGATGCTGACGCCGTAACGCTCGATGGGGTCACGTTCGCCGCGCAGCAAACTTGACAAGGCATCTACGGCGTCAGACGTTGAGCCGCCAAACATGGCGGCAAGGTCTGCGCCTTTTTCAATCAGCCCGTTGGTGCTGTCTGCTACCTGGTCCATGGGCACGCCCATGTTTTTCATTTGGCTGCCAATGACTGACGCCATTTGCTGGTATGCGCTGCCGGACAATCCCAGCTTGTCGGCAGCCGTCGCGGCAAAGTTGTTGATCTGCTGCGCGTTGCCCTTGAACACGCTGTCAACGGCGCCGGCGTTCTGCTGCGCAATGCTCGCCATGTCCCCCGTCTTTTTGGCGAACGCCAGCACAGCGGCGCCGGCGGCAGCTGCCGGCACCGTTGCGCGGTCTAGTCCTTTCTCGAACTTGTCCAGCCGGCTGACGGTGTCGTCAATGCCCTTGTTGGCCTCTTTTGTCTCCGTCACGATGCGGACGGCCAAGAC